AGTGTCATATTTTTCTCCGTATTCTTTGTAGGTTTTTACTTGGTGCTGGCGATTCTCTATGCGAATTACATAAGGAATCGCCAGCAGAAGGAACACTAGCACAGAGAAATAGGCTATGTGCGAGAAACTATTTTTTTCTGCTAAGAATTTAAAAATTAATCTAATTGTCGCTAGATTGCTTTACAAGGCTGTTCAGCTTTTCCCTCAACTTAGCGTTCTCAATTCTTAGCGTAACGACTTGAAGAATCATCCTCTGCAATTCCGAAGACAATGACGATGCGATTTCTTCGCTCGTAACTACGACATCATTTATAGCGTTTCCAACCATTTATTTGCCTCTGATTTCTGTTGAGAAAAGCCTTGTTCAAACCTTCCACTTCCACCATTATACACAGATACAGTACCAAAATCAGGCATTTCTTCGTTTATTTCATGCCATTTATCCGGCTGCAATAACTCAATCTCGATCTCACTGCTTACTGAAATATTTTCTATACAGTTAAATACAGCCCCGGCAATAGCATCTGCCAAATCTTTTGATCCAGATGATGGGTGATCAATTTTATTATTTGAAAACAAACGTAATTTGAGAAGTTCTTCTTCAACTAATAATTCATTCCAATATCCACGCAAACGGCCATCATATATTGCAGATGTTAATGTATCATAGTCTGTTTTCTTTACGCTGTGAAAATCTGCATTAATTGTTAACGATCTTAAGCTTTGAATCATTTCAATTGATTGCCATCTGTCAAATGTAACCTTGGCTACATCAAACTTTCTGCATAGATCAATTATCATTTGCCTAATGCTTGAGAAATTAATTTCTTCATTGATACCGGCCTCCCAAGAATAAACAAGATCAACATTGATTACCGGAAGCTTCTCAATCCCGTTTAGTGTTTTCACTTCTCTTAATCCAGGAGAATGCACTAAGCTTAACGCTGCTCTGTCTCTTTTAAGCGCTAAGTCAACATGGATAAAACGAACATGCTGATCTGTATTATTAAACCATTTCTTAAATGTGCCATCCTCATTGATTGGATCTTCGCTATATGTAAAAGCCTTCCTGACAAGATCAGGATCTCTAAAATAAGCGTCTTCCATATTTGGAGGATTACACTCAAATCTTGCAGCTGCCTCAATAGGATTTCTAATGTATTCAGATTCCAATTGCTCTCTCTTAATCGTAGGATTTACTTCCCAAGTTGCAGCTTTTATGAACCAAGTCTTAGGCTCTTTCTTTTCTTTAGCCCCATAAAATCTTTGCTCAATAAAGTCTCCCTTATACCGGGGGAATGAGAGAAGAATAACTTTACCGACTTCTGGGAAGCGCGACATAACAGATAATTTACTCATGTTATAAATTGCAGAAGCGGATCCTTTTGATCTTGTTTCACCCTTCAATTCTGCATCGGTTTTAAAAGCTGCAATTTCATCCAAAACCACAGTCAATACTTCATAGCCTTCCCAACCTTCACTTTCAGAGTGACCTGAGAAGCATCTTACCGGTCTTGAAAAGAAAAATATTTCTGAAACTCTAGGCTCAAATCCAACTTCATTAAAGTACGGTGAGCTTAACAATAGGTTTTTTAATGGCTCAAAGAAAACTCTTTGAGCTTGTTGTGCGTTAACAGCAAGATTAAGCAAGTCAATATACACACCGTGAGCTTTACCGAAATAGCTAAGCGGATCCCTCAAACAATGTAGTAGGTATGCTGTATAAGCGATTGAGATTCTTGAACAATGATCTTTACCAGATCCTTTGCCCAACATGCATATAACCTCATTGTCAGTATATTTCTTGTAGTATTCACGCCCTACCTCTTCACCATATAAAGATATTAAAGTGCGTTCTTTAAGAATTTGTGTACTGTGCTTGACTATCTCTTCTTGAATTGGAGACAATGGCGGTAAGCCTAAGTATTTCTTATCCTGAACGAACACTTGAATCGGAACAGGAGTTTCAACCAAATCGTCTTGCCTAAGCAAGCGATCAAAGTCATTAAATTCTAAATTTAGTCCAATAAAGTCAGACATTTGCCACCCTTAATAGTATACACTATGAAATATGAAAACTTACGCGGCGACAAGATTACGAATGAGTAATCTTACACATATGGATTCTTACACCGCTGTAAGCTTAGAGCAGGATCACCTCATAGACAAGTGAGTTTACACCTTTATGTGAGAGTTTTTCCGTCTCTTTACATAAACCTTTATGTAATAATTTTTCCGTCTCTTTATTCAACACCATCATTCATGATTTCAAATGCAATTTCCAATTCTCTCCTGACCTCTTCGGCAATCTGAGGATGCTTGGAAATAACATCTCTTAAAACTTTAGAAAGAATTTGATTAACATTCTCTGCTTTCTGCATTCTAGCAATATATTGCCCGTCTGTTTGATTGCCACCCATAAGCTTATGCAATTGCGCTTTCTTAGTAGCAACTTCTGCCGCTAATTTAATAGCTTGAATTCTTGCCGGGACCATGCCGTGATCTGTAGCAATATTAATAGTCTCCCAAGCTTCTTTGCTCAATTGATCAAATTCTTGCAGAGCCTTGATTGTATTAAATTGGATTTTCTCTAAGAAATACGGATCCGATTCAGCTTGACGATTAAGTATCTTCTTGTATTCAGTAATCATGCCTTTTGCTTTATCTGCAGAGACACTCATCAAGGAGCTAATTTCGTGATTAGAATACCCCTTTACATGCAGGAGACCGGCCTGCTCTATGTCTGCTAGATCATCCAAAATTGTTCTGGATGCTGGCTCAATTTCGGTTCCTACTACTGGTTCAATATCTGACATAATCTATCCGCCATTGGTTTCGTTACTTTATCCCAAGTAAGATTTTCATTTACCCATTGAGCACCTGAAAAAGTCTTCTCGGAAGCCTTATCATAGTGATTAACGACATATAACATTTTATCACATAAATCATCGAGATTTGGTATTGCCCATGTCCCGCAACCACTATATATGCCACCCATATTATCTGTTCCCCATTGATAGTCTAATGGGATTGATAACTCGGCATACTCTGTACAAGCTGTTGCATTAGTGCAGATTGTTGGGATCCCTTTTGCAATTCCTTTCATTGGCAAAATCCCCCACCCTTCTCCGCTTGTTGGGTACAAAACGCAATCAACGCTATCGTACAAGTTTGCTAAATCTTGATGGCTTAATTCATAATCTATAACATTAATATTCTTAGTATCATAGAGAGATTTCTGATGACCAGTGCCTCTGGATATCCTCGCGTCTGGAGGCCCCATTGATTTAAATATGAGCACATGCTCGTCATTGTTGCTAAACAGCTTTAAAAATGCATCTACAGCCATCTGAGAGTTCTTACGAGTCGATGGGGAGCCTATGCTAAGAAATTTAAATTTATTCCCCTGCACTTTTCTTGGTTTGTCCGGCGGGAAATACAATGAATCATCTATGCCAAGTTTGAAACCGTGCACAGGTATCTTGACTCCTGATTCAATAAAAACATTTCTAGCCCATTCGGATGCTGTCCATATTTCATCCATTTGATTCATTTCGGGAATCCAAGCTCCCGGAAGTTTATTAGTCTCCCAGTAGGAAAACCCTATTGAATGCTTTGCGCCTTTTGAGTATAGTTCTGGCAGAGCGTGAGTTATTTTAATCGCCTCGCCGGAATCGCTTTTATCTATGTAGGAAATACCAAGATTGACTAAGCCATTAACATCTGCACTGCCAGAAGATTTTGATCTGTGGACATCAACGCCATGCTTGGTTAAGCCATTAACTATTGATTTTGCTGCGTAGCTATAGCCTTCTGCGTAAGAAGAAACTGGATTTTCATTCCAAAAAATCATTGCTCTTTGGGAAATCTCAATTCAACTCCAACAGCTTTTGCTTCCGAATTCAACTTGTCGTAATCATAGCCGTGAAGCTTTGTATATCCGACTCTGTAATTGAACCAGCCCTGAACAGCCTTCCAGAACTTCTTATCGGTTGCCTTTTCAAGCTCAATCAATTCATCAGTTGTAAGCAAGAAGCTGAGGACACCGAGAGGCATATACACAACCATATCGTAGCCCTCTTCTTTATCACTTGTATATTCCTTTAAGAAATCTTGAAATGCCATGATTACTTTTCTCACACCATCACCACTAAAGTAGTCAATGTTGCCGGTAGCATTTCTAATTCTTGGACAATAATCATCAACATATGTCACTGTGCCAAATGTTCTACACACCATCGGTCTGTAACCATAGATGCTACAGCCACCCTTGTAGAAGGCGCAGTGCCGTTTTGTCTCTCCACCAATTTGCCAATCCTCGTCAAACATTGCTTCTTTTAGATCTTTTACAATTCCATCAACCCAATTGTCAGCATACTCTAACCCCTTATCTTCTAAATATAGATAATATTGCTGACGAATGTTGAATGCAATACTTGCACATTCCGCCATGTGAATATTCAATCCTATTCTGCAGCAGTTGCCAGAACCTAAACACTTGTACTGAGTAGCATTCTGCTTTGCCTCAATAACTCTTACTTGATTGTAAATCATATTAAGCTTTGCAAAGCTTGATATGTCCTTTACACTTACACTTCTTCTCATCTTCCTCTAATATCCTTTCTTTTTTGTTTTGTTCTTTTTTGCAATTCTCTTTTACGCCTGTTAGCCTCTTCCTGAGCTGGGGATTTTGGTCTGCGCATACTTGTGTTGGCGAGCCTTCTTCCCTTGCCTCTAAACTTAAGAAGATCGTATTTTTTAACCCAGTTATAAACGGCCTGTGGGGTGACTTTAATGTTGTAAGCCTGCTCAAGATGCTTACAAATATCAGTAAGATTCATCCTGCGTTTAACATACATATCGTACAAAAAAGCTTTGTCTTTATATATTTCGTTTGCCATTTGAACCCTCTACTATTTGATTACAATACCATAAACCAATACCCGCTGCATCTATAATATCATCATCGTTTAAATATTCTGGTAGCTCCTTGAAGTATTTTGCAACAATTTCTTGAACGCGGCGCTTCCTCTCTTTCTTTAGCTTAACAGCGAGAGAACCCTTTTCTCCATTTTCTGCAATAATTTGTTGTTCTTTTTTATTTAGATTTTTATACCCAATCCCGGATTTCCAAACAAGAGGATTTACATCTGAAACGGAGCAACCGAAGTTGTTTAGTACGCCCCAAGAATATCCTATAATGTAAGAAATTATTCTACTTGTTTCAAAATTTTGAATATAGATTGATTGTTCAATTATAGCCAATTTTGGGTTGTATTCTTTGTAGACTTTTTTCAACTCAATATCAATAACAGAAAATTTTGCTGATGCCCCTTTGTGTTCTTTATAGTTTATTTTACCGCATGCACTAATTTTAATTTTTGATGATTCAATATCATAAATGACCCAAGCAAGAGAATGGGATGCCGGATCTATTGCAATCACTCTAGTATTCTTAACTGACGATATCAGTTTTGATATTGTCACCACATGTCTCCTCTGGCTTGTTTTTCAGACCAGCCCCAAGACATGAGACGCTTAACAAATCTTTCGCGTTTACAACTTTCACAAATCTTTTCCTTGTTATATTTAGATAAGACTGTTGCGCACCCCTCAGTTTTACAAATCCTCTTTTTATTTTTATTACTTTTTTTCTCGTAATAATTCGCAAGTAAATTTTTATTTGTGACTATTCTTCTGCACTCTGCTGAGCAATAGATAGCATTATAGACTTTAGCTAAAAATACCTTACTGCATTCAGGGTTAGAACATTTCTTCTTTTCCTTCTCGTACATTCTCCGACCAACATAAAGCAGCCAAATCACAAGAACTGCAATGCTCTGAAGTTCTCTTATAAGGTCGCTCGGGTATCTGATTATTC